CGTAAACCTTGATCGTGTTTCTCATAAGATTGTTTCTTTAACTGCAGAAGGAACAAATTTTAGAGGTAAAGCACAACTTCTTGAAACCCCTATGGGTAAGATCGCAAAAAATCTTCTAGAATCTGGCGTTTGCCTTGGTGTTTCTTCTCGTGGTGTTGGTTCACTCAAGATGACCAATGAAGGTCACAAAATTGTTGGTGAAGATTTTATGTTAGCAACTGCTGCTGACATTGTTGCCGATCCTTCTGCCCCTGATGCTTTTGTTCAGGGAATTATGGAAGGTAAGGAGTGGGTTTGGGATGGAGGAATTCTTCGTGAACAACTTGCATTCAAGACTCAAAGAAGAATTAATACCCTTGTAGATCAAAGAAAACTTGAAGAGCACAAACTAGATCTTTTCAACGAATTTCTTTCAAATCTATAAATTATAAATAAATATAGATTAAATACAAGAATCTAAAACAAATGTCCGTTGGTAGCAATTTACAAGAAATGGAAAACGTAGTAACCAAAGGGGCTGCACCTGCCGAGCCAATGCACAAACTGACTGGGGCAACTCCTGGTCAAACTGGTGGTTGGGAAGATCTCGGAGGTCCTACTCCAGAAAACTATAGGCCCGATGATGAGTCGGCAACTATCAAAACTCCAGGAGCAACCCTTGCTCAGGTCAAAGATGTGGTGAATGCTAGAGCTGCAGCCGCTATGCCCATGCAAGGTGTAAAAGAGGAAACTGAAGACGAGGATGAAATTCTCGAAGAAACCGATGAGGATGAAGTAGTTTCCGAAGCTGCTGACGAAGACGAAGAAGAAACTCCTAAGACTCCTAAGAAAGGTAAAAAGAAAGAAGACGAAGAGGAAGAAGAGGAAGAAGAAGATGAAATGAAAGAAGAATTCGACATCGAAGAAGATGTCAATGCTCTTCTTGCAGGTGAAGAACTTTCTGAGGAATTCCAAGAAAAAGCACGCACCATCTTTGAAGCAGCAATCAGATCGAAAGTTGCTGAAATTAAGGAAGATCTACAAGCATCATATGAAGTTGCACTTGTAGAAGAAATTGAAGCAATCAAAGAAGGTCTTACCGACCGTGTTGATGCTTACCTTGAGTATGTTGCTGACGAGTGGATTGCTGAAAATGCACTCTCAGTTGAGCACGGTCTTAAGACCGAAATGACTGAATCGTTCCTTCAAGGAATGAGAGGTCTTTTTGAAGATCATTATGTATCAATCCCTGAAGATAGATATGATGTAATCGAGAGTATGGTAGATAAACTTGATGAAATGGAAGAAAAACTCAACGAGCAAATCGAAAGAAACGTTGCTCTAAATAGAAGATTGGCAGAGTCGGTTGCTGATGTAATTTTTGCAGATGTCGCTGAGGGTCTTGCACTTTCTCAGAAGGACAAACTCGCTTCTCTTGCCGAAAATGTTGAGTTTGATAGTGAAGCAAACTATCGTGAGAAACTGGTAACCCTGAGGGAGTCTTATTTCCCAACCAGAACTGCTGGTACTCAAAGAAACGCTAGTGAAAACCTATCTGAAGAGACTGATATGAATATTCAATCAGTTAGTGGCACTATGAGTGCATATCTTCAGACTCTGCAAAGAGTTTCTAAAAAGTGATTTTTAAATCATAATCAATCAAACTAAAACTTTTAGAGGTAAAAACAAATGCAAATGTTCAATACGGAGCAATTGCAGGAGAAGTGGTCCCCACTGTTAGACTACGAAGGTCTTGATCCTATCAAAGATTCACATCGTAGAGCTGTAACCGCAATCCTGCTCGAAAACCAAGAGAGAACAATCCGCGAAGAGCGTGAGTTCCTTTATGAGGCACCAACCAACTTTACCAGCACATCGACTGGAACAGGCACTGGTTTAAGTGGTTCAGGAACTGGTGCTCTCCAAGGTTTCGACCCCGTTCTGATCTCACTGATCAGACGCTCAATGCCTAACCTGATCGCTTATGATCTGTGTGGCGTTCAACCAATGAATGGTCCTACCGGACTCATCTTCGCGATGCGTTCACGTTATAAGACTCAGAGTGGCACTGAAACCTTCTATAACGAAGTAGATTCAGCATTCTCTGGTCAAGATAGTGCATTCAACAATACCAATGGTTGGACTAATGGTACTGTTGGTATGGGTACTACTGCTCAGGCAGCAGGATCTAACCCATCAATCCTAGACTCAACCAACGCTAACCAACAAGCTTATAACGTTGGTCAGGGTATGAGAACTGACGACGCAGAATCGCTTGGCGAATCTGAGCAGTTCAACCAGATGGCATTCTCGATCGAGAAAGTCACTGTAACCGCTAAGTCAAGAGCTCTGAAAGCCGAGTACTCACTTGAACTCGCTCAAGACCTCAAGGCAATCCACGGTCTGAATGCTGAAGCGGAATTAGCAAACATTCTCTCAACTGAGATTCTTGCTGAAATTAACCGCGAAGTCATCAGAACAATCTATAAGGTTGCTAAACCTGGTGCTCAAGTAAATACCGCTACTGCTGGTACTTTCGACCTCGACGTTGACTCCAACGGTCGTTGGTCTGTTGAGAAGTTCAAGGGTCTTATCTTCCAAATCGAGCGCGATGCAAACGCAATTGCACAGCAAACTCGTAGAGGGAAGGGTAACACCATCCTTTGCTCTGCTGACGTTGCTTCAGCACTTGCAATGGCTGGCGTTCTCGATTACACCCCTGCACTCAACGCTAACCTGAACGTTGATGACACTGGCAACACCTTCGCTGGTGTTCTCCAAGGTAAGTATCGCGTTTATATCGATCCATATTCTGCAAACGTACAAGCTAACCAGTTCTACGTTGTTGGATATAAGGGTTCTTCTCCTTATGACGCAGGTATTTTCTACTGCCCATACGTTCCTCTTCAGATGGTTCGTGCAGTTGGAGAGAACACCTTCCAACCTAAGATTGGATTTAAGACCCGTTACGGAATGGTTGCTAACCCATTCGCTCAGGGTCTTGACGCTGGCGCAGGTGCTCTTACCACCAATGCAAATAACTACTACAGAAGAGTTAAAGTTGCAAACCTGATGTGAGTTCTGCTCACATTTCTCCAGACCTCCCATCAGGGGGGTCTTTTTTTATCTAAATAGAAATAAAACGATGAAGACGTTTAAGGAGTTTATAACCGAAACAGAAGTTCTTGCATACAAAAATTATAAACCCGGAACTTTAAACAAATCTACTGGTAAATTTACGCAAAGATCCCATACCGATAAAGAGCAAAAACGTTATGGTTGGAAACCAGTAAACGTAAGTTCTTATAGTAAAGCAGATACTCCAGGATCATTAACTGCAAGTGGAGAAAAATTTAATGATAAGCAACGATTAGTTGCTGTTCCATACAAATCAGCAACAAGTTCTAAACCATCAACACCATTTGGAACTAGTCTTCAAATGACTAGGGCTCCTGGAACAAAAACCCCAGTTGCCACCACAAGAGTTTCAGACACTGGAAATTTTGGCCCTGCAGGGAACTATAATAAATCCACAAGTTACGATCTTGCATTACAAACAGCAAGAGATGTTTCTGGAGATCAAAATATATCTGCACAAAAATTTGGAAAGCAAAAGATTTATGTAAGAACGACCCCACCACCTGCACCAAAAATAACTCCAAGTAAAGGTTTAATGTACGGAAGGTACTAAAATGGCAACAAATGCACTTGCTAATCAGATTTCTAATCGCAATTTTTTATCTCCAACTGGATTCAAATTTACTTTAGCAAAATATCCAAAGGTTGCTTTCTTTTGCAATTCTATTAAGATACCAGAAATAACTCTTAATACATTAATTCAACCAAATTATCTAAATGATATTCCACAACCTGGTGGAAAAATGACCTTTGGCGATTTAAATTTAAGATTTCTTGTTGATGAAAATCTAGAAAATTATATGATTATCCATAACTGGATTACTGCTTTTGGTGGTTCAGGAAGTCTTGAGGAATATGGAGTTTTAATCAAAGATCAAAATGGAACGGTAGATTATAATAGAGCATATAGTGATGGATCACTTTACGTTTTGAACAGTAGTTATAGCTCAACAGCAATTGTAAAATTTAAAAATCTTTTTCCAGTATCTTTAACTTCTTTAGATTTTGATTCAACCGTTATGGATATCAATTACTTTACGGCAGAGGTGTCCTTTAAGTATACAATCTATGATATACTAGGTATGGACGGTAAACCACTTTATCCATTTACAAGTACATGAATCTTGATGAAATCCAGGAGATGTGGCAGAGAGATTCTGTCATTGACCCCGACAACCTACACGATGAATCCCTAAAAATTCCCCAATTACATTCCAAGTATTACACAATCTACAATACAATTACTCTTCTGCGTGAGAAAGCGCGGGAAACCTACAACAGAGTACGTCTAGAACGCTATAACTACTACACAGGAAAGGCACCAGCAGAGGTTTATGTTGAAGAACCATTTCCGTATAAGGTAAGGGAAAAGGATGCCATAGAGAGGTATATGAGTGCCGATGAGAGACTATCTAAAATAGATTTGAAGATAAGATATTATGACATTACGCTTAAGTTCTTAGAAGAAATTATTAAAACGGTTTCTAACAGAACTTATCAAATCAAGAACAGCATAGAATGGCACAAGTTCCAATCAGGATTTAATTGAGGTAGAAATGCCTCTTTTTTATTGCCAATAAATATTTGTATCAGAATGATATAAATTATGAGTCATTTGATTATATCAAAAAAGAATGAAGTATATCTGCATATTAAAGCAGAACCTCACATTTATTATGAACTAGCAGATCAGTTTACATTTGAGGTTCCTAATGCAAAATTCAGTCCTCAGTACCGCAACAAGTACTGGGATGGAAAGATTCGTTTGTTCAATACACAAACTGGTGAGATTTATATTGGACTTCTAGACAGGATTATCAGATTCTGTGAGGATCATGAATATACATATGAGTTCACAAATAATAAGTTTTATGGTCTTCCTTTTGAGGTAAATGAAGGAATCTCAAAGGAAGGTGTGAAAGATTATATGAGTGCAATTAGTAGACACGCCCCACGCGACTACCAAGTTGAGGGAGTATACGACGCCTTGCGACATAATCGAAAGTTATTGATATCTCCAACTGCTTCTGGAAAGTCGTTGATGATATATTCTGTTGTGAGATATTATGTTGAGAAGCAGCAAAATATTTTGATAGTTGTCCCAACGACTTCCCTTGTAGAACAAATGTATAAAGATTTTGCAGATTATGGATGGGATGTTGGTTCATTTTGCCACAAGATCTACGCTGGAAAGGAAAGAGAAACAGATTCTCAAGTCATTATTACCACTTGGCAAAGCATTTACAAATTGCCTAAGCAGTATTTTTCCAGATTTAATGTAGTCGTAGGAGATGAGGCACACCAGTTTAAGTCCAAGTCATTAATATCTATAATGACGAAACTTTGTGATGCAAAATATCGCTTTGGATTTACCGGAACATTGGATGGTAGTCAAACACATAAGTGGGTTCTGGAAGGTTTATTTGGACCTTCTTATAAAATTATTCGCACAGATGAACTGATGCAGAAAGGTCATGTTGCCAAACTGGACATCAATATTCTTCTATTGAAGCACCCACCGAATAAGTTTGAGACTTTTGAAGATGAAGTTCAATATATCATCAACCACGAAAAACGCAATAAGTTTATCAAGAATCTTGCCCTTGATCTTAAAGGTAATACTCTGGTCTTATTTTCAAGAGTTGAAGGTCACGGACAACCGCTATACGATCTCATAAATAATAATAAGCATAATGACCGTTATGTATTTTTCGTTCATGGTGGAGTGGATACTCAAGAACGAGAAAAGGTTCGTGAAGTAACCGAAAAAGAAAATAATGCAATCATCGTTGCTTCTTATGGTACTTTTTCTACTGGTATTAATATTAGAAATCTACATAATGTCGTCTTTGCTTCCCCTAGTAAATCAAGAATCAGAAATCTCCAATCCATCGGAAGAGTACTCAGAAAAGGTGAGAACAAAGTAAAGGCAACTCTATATGATATTGCCGATGATATTAGTTATAAATCAAGAAAGAATTATACCCTCAATCACTTAATAGAAAGAATTAAAATTTATAATGAAGAAAACTTTAATTACGATATTATAAACATACCTCTTAAAAACTAATGGGAGACGAATTTTACTCTATCATAAAACTTATATCAGGCGAAGAAATATTCTCTCTAGTATCTGTAGATGAGAACGATGGAGACCCTATTATAGTGCTACAAAATCCTATCACAATGAAGGTGATTCACGATGGTCCAACATCTTATGTGAAGATTAAACCCTGGATGGAAATAGCAAATGATGATATCTTTTTAATTAAACTTGATAAGGTTATAACAATGACTGAATCTAAAGATGA